TTCGAGTCGCTTGACTCGGACAGGCAGGGTGTACTTGAGACCGTCCGTGAACTGGCACGCCTGACCAACCCGGCCCTTCTCCCTCCCAAGAACCACGACAAGAACCAGCCCCTGCCCGGGAACTACCAGAGCGATGGCTCGCGCGGTGTGTCTGGGTTGTCGGGCAAACTCCTGCTGGGCATGTTCTCGCCAGGTGCCCCGTGGGTCCGCCGCGACCTTTCCGCGGAAATCTACGGGGCCCGCGACGTGAGCGACGAGGCCCGGGGCGAGATGCTGGACAGCCTCTTCATCGAGGACCTTGTCATCACCTCGCTGGTGGAGACTTCCAACGGCGAGGGCGGCAATGACCAGGTGACGGGCTTCTACGCCAACATGGCCAACGTCATCGAACAGGCCGTGGCCACGGGTGATGTCCTGTGCCGCCTGGACGACGACTACCAGATCAGCGTGTTCCGCCGTGACCAGTACGTCACCAAGCGGGACTCGGCCAAGCGCGTCCTCATGCACATCGTCAAGGAGTGCATGGACCCGTTCACGCTCGACGACCGGGAGCAGGAACGCCTGTGGTCCCAGTGCGACAAGCAGGACGAGGTCAAGGATCGCTTCGCCTTCGAGCGGCAGTCCGACGTGTACACGCTCGTGGAATGGCACCCGTGGTCCAAGAAGTGGGTGCAGACCCGCGAAGTGACCGTGGCCGGCAAGCCCTACAGGGTTGGCGAGTACGAGGACACGTTTAGCCCCTACATCGCCGCGTACTGGAAACTCGTCGCCGGCGAGGACTATGGCCGCGGCCTTGGCCACGACAACTACGGCGACCTCAAGGCACTCGACTACCTGTCCATGTACATCCTGGACTTCGGGGATATTGCCTCGAAGCACCATTTCATCTACGACGAGAACTCGGGCTTCAACCCGGCCAATCTCATGTCCCCCTCGGGGGCCGTGTACGCGGGCCGGGTCCGTGACGGCGTGGCCACCGACGTGGCCCTGTTCAAGGCCGACAAACTCAACGACTTCCAGGTGGTCCGCGCCGCCCGCGAGGATGTGCGACTGGCCCTTGGCAAGGCCATGCTCAGCGACACCGGGGCCGTACGCCAGTCCGAACGGACCACGGCCTTCGAGGTCAGCAAGACCACCATCCAGGAACTCCAGAACGCGACCAGCGGCGTCTACGCCAGTCTCAGTGACCAACTCCAGATGCCCCTGTTCCGCCGTGCCCAGTTCCAGGCTTCTCGCGACGGGCTCGTGGACACCCACCCGAACACCGAGGGTGTCAAGACCGTCGTTCTCAGCGGCCTGTCCGCCCTGGCCATGCAGGTCAGGTTCCAGAATCTCATGAACTTCACCGACATGGTTGCCAAGTTCGGCGACCAGGCCCTGGCCCGCCTGAACATCGACGTGATCCTCGACGCCGCGGCCCGGTTCCTTGGAGTCAAGGAGCCCGGCGTGGTCAAGTCACGGGAACAGGTTGAGGCCGAAGTCAACGCCGCCATGCAACGGGCCGTGCAGGCCAAGGCCGCCGAGACCGCCATCGACACGGCCGGGGCCATCGCTCAGCAGAAGGCCACGCAGTAACACACAGGGAGACACCCATGCCCGATCAGCCGACCACCGATACCACGAACCAGCCCCAGCCCGCGACCACGGAAACTCCCCAACTTTACGCCGGGAAGTACAAGACCGTGGCCGATCTCGAAAAGGGAATCCGCTCCATCGCTGGGTACGGCGACGACAAGGTCGTCATCGGCGACAACGGGCTGGCCAAGACACCCGACGAGGCCGTGCGGCTGTACAAGGCCCTGACCGCGTTCAAGACCAACGCCAAGGCGCACGGCGTGGAAGACTTAGGCACGTCCAAAGGCGAGGATGCCAAACAGGCCAAGGCCGACGCTCCTCAGCAGACTGACACCCAGAAGCCTTCCACGCCAGCGCCCGAGGCGGACCTTCTCTCGCTCACGCCGCCGCCCGTGGACGTTGACTCGCTCGACTTCGACGGGCTCATCAAGCACGCGGGCCTGAACGTGCAGGCCGCGACCGAGCAATGGAAGAAGGACGGCAAACTGGGCGACGAACAGTACGCCGCCCTCAAGAAGGTGGGCGTTCCCAAGGCTGTGGCCGACCGGCTCATGGCCCTGGAAATGAAGGCCGCCATCACGTCCATCGAGGGGGCCAAGGTCTACCACGCCAAGGGCGTGGAAGTGGCCGGTTCCCCCGAGGCCCACGAGACCATCAAGGCGTGGGCCGCCAACGGTGGCATCGACAAGGCCGTGCTGTCGGCCCTCGAAGCGTCCGTGAAGGCAGACCCGAGCAAGTACCCAGAAGTCATCCGCGTCATCAAGGCCGCCTATGTGAAAGAGAAGGGGGGTGATCTGTCGGCCCCGAATCGGTCTGGTTCGGGCGTCCCCGCGGGAAGTCCCGCCCTCAATTCGTTCAAGGACCTCAGCAAGACAATGGAAGCCCTGCGCCGTGGCACTCCCGAGGAGAAGGCCGCGGCTTTGGAACGACTCAAGCGAACCGATGACATTTCCCGGTTCATGTAACACAAGGAGTAGACCATGCCACGCTCAGTGACCACCGAATACCAGAACCGCGAACTGGACAAACTCAACTCGCAGGTTCGCTACGCCCATTGCCACGGCAACGCCAACGGGGAAGTCTGCTGCTACGTCATCGACAAGGACACCGACAAGGTCTACGCCAAGGCGTATGGCCACGACGAGCCCACGGCCGTGGCCAAGGCCATCGAGGTCGCCAAGACATCGACCAAGCCCATGACCGCCTCGGCCGCGGCGGACTTCTCCAAGATCATGAGCGAGAAGGACAAGAAGATCAAGGAACTGGAAGAACTGCTGGCTTCCAAGAAGCCGGCCAAGAAGAACGACGAGTAACCGAACGCCCCGTCCGAAAGGATGGGGCGTTTTTTCGCCGACCGCGTGGTTGGCACTTTCACGACAGGCAAGTTCGTCATGGCCTAGGACTGGCCCGGAACCCTTCATCGGCCCGGAAACCCGCTAGCACCCGCAGCGACATCGCCGCACTAGCAGGAGTTTCCACATGCCCGACAATGTTCAGCGTTTCCTCGCTGACGGCGGGTCTGATTACGGTCTGTCCCTCAAGGTCTTCTGGGGCAGCGTGGTCGAGGCTTTCCGCAACCGAGTCATGTTGTTCCCGTTCAACGGGATGTATGCCGACAACGTCGGCCCCCAGTTCATTGCCCACAAAGCCCTGAGCGGCACGAACTCGACGCAGTTCCTGATGTGGTCGGATATGCCGGCCGCCGAAGAACACACGCCGGGTGACGAGTTGAACGGCCAGCAGTTCGAGGTGGAAGATGGCACCATCTCCATCGACGGCTTCCTGACCGCGCACGTTGAAGTCCCCGAGGACCAACTTCTGGCCTCGCACTTCGACGTTCTCCAGCAGGCCGGTTCCAAACTCGGCTACCAGTTGGCCGACAAGTATGACCGTCGCCTGTTCGTCCTTGGCTGTAACGCGGCCCGTACCGCGGCTGTCACCAAGAACGGCCGCACCATCCACAACGGCGGCAACCTCGTGCAGGGCACGAACGCCACCGTCGCCGGTGCGTACCCCGTCAGTTCGGCCGGTGCGATCGCGTACCGCAACTCGGCCGAGGAACTGGCCCAGGCGATGGACGAGGATGACGTGCCGGAGACCGGCCGCTACCTGTTCATCACCCCCTACATCCGTCGCGTTCTCAACCAGGACACTTCGATCTTCGATGTCCGCTACAGCCAGAACAGCAACGACAACAACTTCAACAACCGCCTGATCGGCAAGTTGGCTGGCTTCGACATTCTCGTGGCCAACAACAAACTGCCCAGAACCAACATCACGCTGGCCACCGAGCCGACGTACTCGAAGTACCGCGGCGACTTCACGGTCGGCGCGACGACCGGCACGCCCGTGGGCCTCGCCCTGTGCGGTGCCCAGGACGGCATGGCCGCGATCGGGTCCGTTTCCCTCCAGGGCATCGTCCCCGAGATGGAGAAGGACATCAAGCGTTCGGTGTACTTCATGAAGGCCCAGATTCTCATGGGTGCAGACGTTATGCACCCGTGGTGCGCGGGCTCCATCGAGGTTCAGTCCGCCTAATCAAAGGAGCCAGCAAGTATGACCACGTCCATGTCACCCACCCAGACCCGGCGTCGGCCCGAGTCTGTCAACACGGTTGCGACCCTCAAGACCGGGTCGTCAACGACCGCCGACAATTACTGCAAGATCGAGAACGCGGGCATCGGCCCGCTTCGCCAGATCGTCATTACCGTTACGTCACTCCCCGTCACGTTGACCGACGACGGCACGACCGGTTCAGGCTCTGTCGAGATCCTGAACTTCCCGGCCGGGCTCGTGTATGTGATTGGATCGGTGTGCAGCCTGACCTTCTCGGTCGGCACCTACACCGACGCCAACTTCATCGCGGCCCTCGGTTCGGTGGCGGCGGCGGCCGACGCGACCCTGACTTCGACCGAAGCCAACTTCATCCCGTCCACGGCGGCCGCACTCACCAGTGGTGCGGGCACCTTCACGGGCAAGGCTACGGCCGTGTCGGGAATTCTTGACGGCACTTCGACGGCCTCCAAGATGTACCTCAACGTCGCCTCGTCGAGCAATCCTGGTGGCAACCAGTCCGGCACAGTTTCCGGCACCATCACGATGACCTACGTCTGCCTCGGCGATGTCTAAACAACTCAGCCGTGGCTTGGGGAAACCCGGGCCACGGATTTGGCGTTTCTCCTTGTGGCCCTTGGCCGGTCGTCATGATCGGCCGAGGGTCTTTTCATTCCGCCATACACATGGAGTGCATATGCGTTTACAGAAGATCGCGTTCGCCGTGGCGTTCGCGTTGACGTTCCTGGCGGGGTGTACTCCCAAGGTCCCCGTGGACACCAACGGCGACAGCAAGCCCGACGCCGACATGAGCATCCCTGAACTGGAAGCCTGGCAGGCCCGTGACAAGGCCCAGACCGAGGCCGCGGCCAAGAAGGTCAAGCGGGACGCGGAACGGGCCATCAAGGCCACCGACGCCGCCAACGTGCAGGCCATCGAAGAGATCAAGGCAGAGGCCGAGGACGCGATCGGCGACCTTGCCATCAACTTCCAGACCCGCGAGGACACCCGCGCCGCGGCGATCGACGACCTCGAACGCCAGGCGGCCATCGTGACCGGCATCCTCAACGACCCGACACTCAAGTCCGTGGCCGGCACGCTCCCGGGCGGGGACGCGATCCTTGGCCTTGGCGGTCTCATCCTCGGCGGCATCTTCGGCCACAGCCGTGGCAAGTCCCGCGGCAAGGACGAGGGCTGGCAGGAGCGAGAGGACTACCAGTCCAAGATCGACGCCACCTGGGAGGAAGCGAGTGCCAGGAAGGCCGGGTCGTAATACAGATCATTCAACATACGGAGGGGTGATGACCTCGAATCTTGGAGGCCGCAGCGTCTCCGTGAAGTTCACAGTGAGGGAATGGTTCGCCATTTTCCTGTTTCTCACGTCCGGGGCCGTCGGGTTCTCGGCCGTCTACGCGCAGGCCAAGAGCGTCGAAGCCAAGGCCCTGGAAACGGCCCAGGAGTTCGCCGAGTTCAAGGAGAAGACCAACGACAAGTTGGACAGGCTCCTTGAGATGGTGAGTGTCATCAAGGGACAGATGGAGAAGTAATATGCCGACACGACCGCTAAGCAACAGGCTCCACCTGTTTAGTAAGCCGCTGCTTTCTGGCGATGACTTTCGCCTGTGCCTTCTTGGCGACTCCAAGACCTCGGAGGCCGCCTCTAACGCATCGCTGATTTATGCCATCGCCCGGACGTGGAAGGTCCCGACGTGGGCCGGCATCTTCACCCGTGGCGTCTATGGTCAGGTTGACCTTCTCGCCTCGGGCACCGACTCCAACTCCACTACGTCCGTCTACACCCAGCGAGACCCCGGTGCCACGTTCGGCAACGGTTCAACTGGTTGCTTCCCGAACACGGCACGAGAGTGGCGGTTCAGTGGAAACCCAGGGGCCGGAACTCGCTACGGGTTCTCCGATCTGACATCCGGCTACCGAACCCTGACCATCTCATCGAACACGACCGGCTCCACGACCTGCACCATCACGTTCGCCTCTTCGCATCGACTCCACAGCGGGCAGACCGTAAACATCTCAGGAGCGTCGGCAAACCTCAACGGCAACTGGCGAATCCTGTACTCGTCAGTTACTACGATCACCGTTACCACCAATTCGTCCGTGGCAGCGTCTTCGGGAGGCACCGTCACCGTTCCGTCAGATTGGGCCGTGTCCGACTGGTTCAATGGCCAGCACATGATGGGCCGTGTCATCGCGTGGTCGTCCACGACCGCGGGTATGGTCGATTCCATGAGCCTGCTCGGCCGACGCAACGGGTCGGTCCTGGTCCCTTCAACAGAAATGAACTGCACGCTGACAGACGGCGTGTCGGTCCACGACCACCAGTTCAGCAACGCCAGCGGGTTCGCCGGCATTGAGATCGAAACTCGCGGCGCTAACGACGAGACCAACAAGTACATGGCCGTGTGCAATTACGGCCTCATACGCCACGATGGTTCTGGCAATCGAATCAACGGGTTCGTTCTGTCCCATATCGCGCAGGGCGGGTGGACAACCCGCCATGCCCTGAACGCCCTCGGATCCGGCACGGACCAGATCACGGTCCCCCAGGCCAACACGCTGGCCGTTCTCAACGCCTTCTACAAGCCCCAGTATTGGATGGTGGACCTCGGCCAGAATACGACGGCCGGCGAGGCCGCCGAACTTCTGGCCGGCACATACGCCACGTTCAAGGCCAACATGGCCGCTATCATCGGCCAGATTCGCGTTCTTCACGCGGCGATGGGGCTGTCCGGTCTCCCGGTCATTCTCCTGTGCAACCCGTACTCGGCCACGAGTTCTGACACCACAACGGCTTCAAATGCCCGTGGCAACGCCATGTACGAACTGTCGTGCGAGTACGAGAACGTCGCGTTCCTTGACGTGTACGCCCTCATGCCCGTCGATCAACTCGCGGCCTCGTCCGGCCTTTCGCACTGGACGGCCGATGGAACGCACCCGACCCCCGAGGGCGCGGTGCTGTGGGGAAGCGTCATCTGGTCGGCACTCAAGTCAAATTACGACACCATCACCAATCGCCGTGCAGCGCGGTTGTAAGGAGTATTTATGGCACTCGGAACGACAACCACGCGGATCGGAACAGGATGGACCACAGCCGTGGCGGCCGGTGGAATGAACTCGGCCGACGCCGCCACGATCACGGCCGTCAGCAGTATCGACGGGACCAAGAAGTACCGAATCTTCTTGCCACAGAATGTCAAGTACATCAAGGCCAGGCTCGGCTACGACACGGCCACGACGGCCATGACCACGAACGCGACGGTCAAGTTGTTTGGCCGAAAACTGTGCGACCCGGTGAGCCCGTCAGGCTCGGCGTCGGACTGGGAAGTCCTCCCGAACCGGAATGGCCAGGGCTCCGTGACTATTACCGCTGCACCAACGACCGACCTTGACGACAACAGCCTTTCGCGCACCGTCGTTGACCAAGACAACTGCGTGTGGAATGTAACTGGTTGCAACGAGATCGTGTTCGGCGTCGAGGCCGCGTTCAACGGCGACGGTGCAGATGGAAGCACCATCCTCGAAGTGGCTATCGCCGAGTACGGAGAAGGTGCTGAATGACCAAACTCGAAGCCGTCCAGGAGGTCCTTCGCCGCAATGGGATCAAGCCGGCCTCGGCACTTGATCCATCCGGCGACTCGACGATGGGACAGGCCGAGAGGATTCTGGACGCGGATGAGTTGAACATCCAGACCCGCGGGTGGCACTACAACACCCGCACAGACATCGAGGTGTCACCATCGCTGTACACGTTCACGGGAGCCGACTGGACAGCCGCAAGCAAGACACTCACCCTCGCCAGTGCGTTCGCGGACGCCTGGGCCGGTCAGACACTCACCCTGTCAGGCACGGGTGTTACCGCCGGCGACTATGTGGTGGCATCCGTGACCAGTGACAACGCGGTGGTCCTTGAGACTTCCTGCGCGGCTGGCAACCTTTCCGCGGCCGTTGACGGCGAGGCCGCCGACAACGTGATCGAACTTCCCACGGGCGTCATCCGAATCGACACCTACGGGTTCGATGCGTGGCGTGACTTCACCCAGCGTGGCCAGTACCTGCTGGACAAGGACAACAACGACACCTTCTTCGAGGCCGCCGTCACCGTCACCTACGTCGAGCGGCTTGAGTTCTGTGGCATCCCACAGGCCGTGCAGCAATACATCGCCATGTCCGCGGCCCTAACCTTCTGCGAGACCTTCGGGGACGGTCGCCGTCGCGGGGTCATCGCCGAGGCCCTGCGCGAGGCCAAGGCCCAGGCCATCCGTGTTGACGGCGGGGACCGTGACATCAACGTGTTCAACTCGCCCACGGCACTTCGCCACCAGGGCCGTGGCATGTACAGGTACTGGGACCCGACGCGAATCTACCGGGCGGGGGGCTAAACCATGCCGTCGATCGGCTACTGCTTCGACGCCAACTGCGTTGTGATCGAACACATCGACGTGTGCCCTGACCGGTCCACGACCACGACCACGACGACCTCCACGACCACGTCGCAGTCCACGCCCCCGCCCGATCCCACTTCAACGACGACTTCCACTTCCACGTCGTCCACGTCGTCCACGACTACGACTTCCACTTCCACGACCACGACCCCGCCGACGACGCCCACCACGACGCCGACGACAACGGGGACGACCACCTCAACCACCACCACGACCACAACGACGACGCCGGCGACCACGCCCACGTCCACCACCACGACCACGACCACCACAACCACGACTACGCCAACAACCAC